CAGGGGAAAGTGCAACAGGTAAGACATTCTTTGTCATGGGAATGGTAAAGAGTTTTCTTGATGCAAACCCAGATGCTGGAGTGTTATACTTTGAGAGTGAATCTGCAATCACCAAACAGATGGTTGTGGATCGTGGTATCGACCCCTCTCGCATGGTTATCCTACCAGTAACAACTGTGCAAGAGTTCAGAACTCAAGCGATTAAAGTGTTGGACTCCTATCTGGCCCAGAACGAAGCCGACCGTAACCCTCTGATGATGTGTCTTGATTCTCTTGGTATGTTGTCAACTACCAAAGAGGTAGAGGATACAGCGGAAGGTAAAGAAACAAGGGATATGACAAGAGCCCAAGTTCTCAAAGCGGCGTTCAGAGTATTGACACTGAAACTAGGAAAAGCAAAAGTGCCGATGGTGGTGACGAACCATACCTATGATGTGGTCGGGTCGATGTTCCCAACGAAAGAGATGGGAGGCGGGTCAGGTCTGAAGTATGCTGCAAGTAGTATCGTATATCTCTCTAAGAAGAAAGAGAAGGATGGTACTGAGGTGATCGGTAATATCGTTCACTGTAAGAATGCTAAGAGTCGATTGACGATTGAAAACAAAATGGTTGATGTACGTCTAACCTATAGTAAAGGTTTGGATCGTTACTATGGACTACTAGACTTGGCGTTGAAGTATGATATCTTTAAGTCTGTATCTACTCGTATCGAATTGCCTGATGGTACTAAGACGTTTGGTAAAACAATTAACAACAATCCAGAAAAGTTCTTTACGGAAGAAGTCATGGCTCAACTAGATGAAGTCGCAAGTAAAGAATTCAAGTATGGAAATCACAAAGAAGAAGAAGTGGAACTAGAAGATGACAACACCGAAGCAGAAGTTTGATAAACTATGGATGCTCAAAGAAGAGATTGAATATGCAGAAAGTCAATTGCAGCCGCATGACACTGGACATATCAATACTGCAATTGGATGGATGAATAGTCGATTGAAAACTCTCAAGACTGAGTTGGAGAATGAACTAGATGAAGCCTCTACTCAATAGAAAAGAAGAATGCCTCACGATACTCATGGAAGAGTGTGGTGAGGTTATTCAAGAAGCATCTAAGATTATGAGGTTTGGTAATGACACATCCAAACTCACTAAAGAACTAGGTGATCTACAGTTTATGATTAACCTTACAGCGAATCACCTTGGTATTGATTCGGTGTCAATTGGTGTTTATGCCAATGAGAAACGTGAAAAACTTAAAAAATATTCTGACTTAATTGATAAGTGATTGATTCTATTAAGAATCTTTTTTTCATTTTTCGCTATTTTTCTCTTGACTTTGTTCTCATAACATCGTATAGTATATGTATAGTTAAGAGAAAGAGGTTCGATATGACTCAGTTTGTGAAAGAAGAATTTACTTGGGATGGTATGTATCTCATGTATAAGGGTGACTTTGATGGCGCCCAGATGATGATGGATGTTCATCCAAATGCCCATCCTAGTTGGGAAGGTAAGTTGAAGCCTGCGTTTGTCGCTCGGTTCAAGTATCGTAAACCTTACAAGACTTGGATTAACTTTCTAGTCAAGAACGCTACTGTTGAACAATACATGGCCCTTGCAAAAGAAACTAGTCCGCTTGATGCAATGAAAAAACTTGGTTATGAAGGAGCTGCATAATGGATTACTTGACACAAATTCAAAATGAGTATGTCTACTTTACAGATATGTTGAAGTCACAAGAACGAAAGAAAAAGAAAACGCCAGGCAATGGTTTCGCAAAAATGAAGTGTAGGGAACGGATTGCAGAACTAGAAGCAATCTTTGATGATATTGATTACGCAGTACAGGTGACTTATGACTAAGATGAATATCGAACAGTACTTTGCAGAATGTCTACAGATGGATTGGTTCTACGATTACTCTGATGACCATTCTGTATGGACTCGTGGTATGGAACGTCAGAAGGAATTGCGACAGATGGCTGAAGGTAGTCCGATTCTTGAAAAGATTTTTAGTGATTTTCGATATCGCTATACTCGTGGTGAGATTGAACGTCCACAACTCACTGATTATATTGAAGAAATAAATTGAAAAAAGTACTTGACATTTGCTGTGGATTTGTTATAATAACAGTATAGTCAATAAAGAGAGGAATGAATATGAAAAAGATTTTATTTGCGACAATGATGTTTGCTACTACTATTGGTAATGCAAATGCATTTGAGTTTCAAACAAACAACGATGCATTCGTAACAGCTATAATTAATCAGATTGTTACTCAACAAGTGGAACAGACTTTTGGTTCGCAGTCTACCTCACAAGTTGGTGATGGTAAACACGTTATCATTAGAACCCAAGATGTTATTAAAACTGGTAAAGTTTCAAGGTGTTGGACAAGTACTATCTACAATAGTCAAGGTACTCCAATGCCACAAGTTGTTTGTTACTAAGAGGTTACAATGTTTGAAGGTGTAAAAGAATACAAAGTTTCCGACTATCTGATGTTTGATGATAGTCTGAAAGGAAGTGAGTACGGTGGTGAAATTGATTTTGATAATGGATACGGACTATCTATTGTAAAGCATAAGAGTTCTTATGGCGGTACAAAGGGTCTGTTTGAAATCATGTTGACTAGGAATGGCAATCCGTATTCACTTCCACCCTTTACAGAAGATGGGGATACCGTAAAAGGTTTCCTCACAAAAGAAGAAGTCGATATTATCATCAGTGATGTAGAACTACTTCCGGCTACAGTTTAAATTAATCACTACCACATAATCAAGATTATCCTTAGTCTAAAAGTTATCATCAGATGATAAGTATTATATGAAAGGAGAATCATTATGTGGACAAAACCTACCTTTGAAGAAATGCGCTTTGGATTTGAAGTAACAATGTATGTAATGAATAAGTAAGTTTCCTCTCTGACTACTGACCCCTTTACGGTATAAATACTGTAAAGGGGTTTTCTTTATGTCAAATACATTATCATATTTTATGGGTCGAGATGGTTTTACTTGGTTCATTGGCGTTTGTGAGGATAGAGATGATCCAAAAGCATTAGGACGTATTCGTGTTCGTTGTTTTGGATATCATACAGATGACTTGCAAAAGATACCAACACAAGATTTGCCTTGGGCTCATGTCATGCTTCCGCCGACTGCACAAGTTGGTGCATTCCATAATATCAAACCAAGCGATTGGGTATTCGGTTTCTTTCGTGATCCAGACTATCTGCAAGAACCTGTTGTCATGGGTGTCATGCCAGGCATTCCAGCCGCAGCCGCAGATCCATCAAAAGGATTCAATGATCCCAATTCACCAGATGCACCAGAACCCCAAGCAGAAAAATATAAGAAAGAACCAGACTTCGGCCCATACCCTACAAGAGATGGTAAGGCAGATACTTCACGTTTAACTTCTGGTTTACTAGAAGCACATCCAGAGATAGCGGAACGTGATGAAGCATTCACTAGTGAAGTTCCTATCGCAAACGAGAAAATGATTCTTCAGAATGCAGATGATAAAATGTCTATTACATCTAATCCGCCTGTAGATACTGCTGCGAACTGGACGGATAAACTAGCAACCAATATAGACTTCACTGCAACCTCATGGAAAGAACCAATTACTACGGACGATTCGATTCGTGGTAAGGATGCAACTGGAAAGAATCCAGAGACACAAGAAGATAGAGTTCCCCCATATAAAAGACGGAACACGGAGTATCCGTATAATCATGTTCTTGAAACAGAAAGTGGTCATATCAAAGAATATGATGACACACCTTTTGCAGAACGTATCTATGAGAAACATAGAAGCGGAACATACTACGAGATTGACTCTGACGGAAACAAAGTCACTCGTGTTGTAGGACAGAACTATGAGATTATCGCAGGCTCCAACTTTGTAAATGTAAAGGGAGATGTGAACCTAACGATTGATGGTAATGCAAAGACATACATCAAAGGAGATTGGAATATTCAAGTGGATGGTAATAAGAAAGAAGTAGTAAAGGGTGACGTATCGGAAGAGTATGGTTCAAATGCTATAGCAGCATTCCACTCTACTACGGTAACAGGATTTAGAACCAAGACTATTCTTGGACTTGAGAATGAAAACGTGGTTGGTGTTGTCGCTCATGTGTATGGTGGACTTAAAACGGAAACTGTTGGTGGTAACTCTACGTTGGGTATCACTGGTAACTATGACGTTGATGCTTCAAGGATTGATCTAAACTAATGAAGGGCGAATTTGATATTACAATTGATGGTGTTGTTCATAGGTATACAAATTATAACGATATACCTATGGTATTTGATAACCTCATAAGATTTGAACCAGAAGTTATTCCAGAACCACATACAGAAGAACAACATGAGATAATGGAATCTTACAACGATAAATTAAAAGAACTAATGCAAAGGGAGACACGATAATGCCAGCAGCAACTAGAGTTGGTGACGCAGATGTTCCTCACTGTTCTGGAATGGTCAGAGCAGTAGGAAGTGGTAACGTATTTGTAAACGGAATACCTTGGAGTAGACAGGGAGATGTAAATACAGGTCATCTTTTACCGCCTGCACCTTGTCCAGGCCATTCTGCTCCTATTGCGTCTGGTTCTTCAACAGTATTTGTAAACAATAAAGGAGCCGGAAGAATTGGTGACGGTATTAGTGGTTGCACTTCTGTGGCTGCTGGTTCATCAAATGTTTTCGCTGGAGGATAACAATGTATGAGTATAGATGTACAGTCGTAAAGATTGTTGACGGTGACACCGTTGATGTGGATATCGACTTGGGGTTTGGTGTATGGATGAAGAAACAAAGAATTCGTATGTACGGTATCGACACACCAGAATCACGCACCA